AGCAGCTTGACGCTGATGCCGATGCTATCTATCAGGACATCAAGAGCCTGCTTGGACACTACTACGTTGCCAAGAGTGTGGTTGATAAGCCGTACAAGAAGGACGGCACCTTGACTAAGATGGCAGAAGACTACGGTGATGTAGGCGGACCGTTTGGTCGCATCGAGTGGCACGAATTAGAGTTGACGCAACACGCAAAGGTCGGAGAGCGGCTTGTGCAGCTTGGCTGGCAGCCTACCGCTTACACTGCCACTGGTGTGCCGCAGATAAAGCCTGACGGAGAACCTTGCCCGAATCTTGACAAGGTTATCGACGGTTTGGGCAGCAAGCTATCCAAATACACCAAATGTGTACACCGCAGTAACCAGATCAAAGGTTGGTTGGAGGCCCTACGCCCTGACGGTCGCGTACCTGCTGGCGCTAACCCCAATGGGACTAACACTGGCCGAATGACACACAAAGTCGTGGCAAACGTCCCTAAGGCGTCAGAGGATGTATTCTTTGGTAAAGAGATGCGATCCTTGTTCACTCACAGAGGTCAAGGATATAAACTTGTGGGCTTCGACGCAGAAGGTTTGGAGTTGCGTATTGCGGCGCACTACATCAACAGCGAGGCGTTTACAGATGCGCTCATCAACGGTGATAAATCCCAAGGCACTGATCCACACACGCGAGTTTTGGACGCTTGTCGGCCATGCGGTGTGGAGACACGAGATGAGGCAAAGTCGTGTGTCTACAGCACTGTGTATGGCGCTAGTCCTCGCAAGGTTGCGTCGATCCTTAATCTGGATCAAGCAAGTGGAGAGCAGATCATTCAGGCGGTCGAAAGCGTTTTTCCAGGCATCAGTACACTAAAGCCGAACGTGGAGAAAGCCGCCAGCCGTGGTTACTTGATTGGACTAGACGGGCGTAAGATTTGGATGCGCTACGATGCTGATGGTAAACTGATGAAACACAAGGCACTTAACTACCTGTTCCAATCCGGCGGGGGTATTGCAATGAAGATGGTCTTGTGTATACTGGACAACAAGATTAAGCAGAGAGGTTTGGATGTTACATTTGTAGGCAACATACACGATGAGGTGCAAGCAGAGGTTGCAATAGACGACATATCGCGTTATAATAGTAGTGTACACGAAGCGTTTGATGAAGCTACCAAGTTTCTCAAATTGCGTTGCCCGCTTGCCGGAGAGGTTCAGTCGGGCGAGACGTGGGCAGAGACTCATTAGTAAGGAGTGAAAGATGGGTAAGCAGATTGTAGAAGGAACCATTGAAAAACTGTCGGTCAAGGAGCTTCCAGAGCCGGATAACTACGGAAACTCTTACGCCGTAAGCGCCAACATTGGCGGCAGTTGGTACAGCCTTGGTCGAAAGAAAAAGCCGTCGGCTAATGTAAAGAATGGTCAGAACTGGCACCAGTTGTCAGAGGGAGACCAGATCGAGGCAGTGTGCAATGTCGTCGAGAAGGGCGACCGAGTCTACTACAACATTCGTGCATCGGATGTTCAGCTAAAGCAAGCAGGAAGTGGCAATGGTGGAAATAGTAATGGCAGCAATAGCTCTGCTGGCGTTCGTGCTGCTTCTGGCAATTCTAATGCGCCCGTGAAGAGCAATGACGAGCGTCAAGCAGCGATCATGCGCCAGAGCGCCATGGGCTACGCTGCAAGCATTGTGGCGGGCACTTTGACAAGCAAGAGCAACCTTGACGAGGCAGCCGCAGAGGTTGTGCGTATCGCAAGCGAGTATTTTGTCCCCTATGCAGAGCATGGCGTGACTTCTGATGAGACTCGAAAGCAGGAAGAGAACGAGCTGAAGAATCAGCAGGCAGCCCAGCAGGCTGACGAAGAAGACTTCGACGATGCGATTCCATTCTGAGGTAAGACATGAAACTTAATTTTATCAAGTACAACGAGGAAGCCATCATCCCTAGTCGCGCCACACCCGGCGCGGCTGGGCTTGATCTATATTCAACACAAACTCGTTTGATCCATCACGGCACAGTCTCCGTAGTTCCCACGGGTGTAGGCGTAGAGATTCCGGCGGACCACGTTGGACTTATCTGGCCTCGTTCTGGGCTATCAGCAAAGAACGGTATTGATGTTCTTGCTGGTGTCATTGACTGTGACTACCGAGGCGAGATCAAGGTAGTGCTTACAAAGACTGACCTTGGCTACATCAGGATCAAAGAAGGCGAGCGGATTGCCCAGCTAGTGATCCAGCGGTATGAACACATGCAGCCTTCTGAGATTGACAACCTTGGAGAAACTCACCGGAACTCTGGGGGCTTTGGCAGCACTGGTGACTGAGATGAGTAAGACGAAGCGTAAGCAACCCGACTGGATGCGAGAAGACGACAGGTGGATGAAAAAGGGCGGCTCACATAGTGGGCCGTCCAGAAAGAAAGCAAAACAGCAACTCCTAAGAGAGATTGAGGATTTCGACGATGAATCGCTTGGCCATTATTGACGGCGACCCGATAGTCTACTCAGCAGCCTTTGCGCTGCAAAAGTATGCCCTGTCGGACTTAACTTGCAACGGGCACATCATAGAGATATTCGACAGCAAGAAAGAGGCTAAGACCCACGCAGAAGACCTGGGTCTTGAGCAAGACGAGTACGAACTTCTTGACTACGCAGACGCTACCGAACAGGACGTGTCTGATTTTATCTCTTACGCCTTAACTGACATCTTAGACATCACCGAGTCAGACGAAGCCGAGATATGGCTTTCGTCTAAAACCAACTTCCGAAAGACTATTGACCCGGAGTACAAGTCTCACAGATCAGAAAAACCCATCCTGCACAATCTAGTGCGGCAAGTGATGGAAGAGCAGTTTGGTGCGGTGACTGCTGAAGATGACTACGAAGCAGACGATGAAATCGCTGATGAAGCCTACCGAATGCGGGCAAGTGGTAACGGAGAAGATTACATTATCTGCTCTATTGATAAAGACTTGGACACGGTTCCGGGCTGGCATTACAACTGGCCCATCTTCAACAGAGAGGGCAGCGTCTACTTCGTTGAGCCAGAGCAAGCCCGACACATCTTCTGGATCAGTGTGCTGACTGGAGACACTGCTGACAATATCCCGGGGCTTCACGGTATCGGACCAAAGAAGGCAGAGAAACAAGTTGTTGGCTGCAAGACTGACGAAGATTACTTTGAAAGTTGCAAGAAGACATACCTTGCCAAGTTAGATCAAGATATGTCAGAAGATGAGATTTTAGAGAGGTTAGACAAAAACATCAAACTACTTACGATAGGAAAAGGAGAACTCAATGGACAACCCAATTTTGGATCAGATTGAAGAGATCAACCTAGAGTATGAGAAGGACGACGAGATCGAGACTAAAATCTTAGAGGACTTGAAAGATGCCATTACTACCGAACTCTACGAAAGGCAAACACTCCTTAGCTCGCTGGCTGTTTCCCTCGACAATAGTTACGATGGAAATGAAGATTGAACGTCTAAAAGAAGAAAACCACAGCTTGAAAAGGCGTGTTGCAAGAATGGAATCTGATTTGAGAAAGCTTAAAGCCGATCCGTTCTTCTATCCTTTTTGGGCGACAAAAGACTGGGATAAGGCGTATGGCCCGACCGACGACGAAACCTAAGTATCGAAGTAAGTTAGAAGAACGTGTTTGTAATAATTTGCGTAACAGACGTATTGATTTTAGTTACGAACCATATCAAATCCATTACACAACAGAGGTGAAACCAGCCTACTGCGCCAACTGTGGCCACAACGTCATCTTGAAAGAGCGTAGCTACACCCCTGATGTTGTTCTTGGTAACGGCATTGTTGTAGAGATCAAAGGCAAGTTCACAGGCGAAATGCGGACGAAGATGTTGGCAGTTAGGCGCTGCAACCCCGATCTTGACATTAGAATGCTATTCCAAGCTGACAACTGGTTGACAAGGAAGAAGAAGCAACGTTATTCTGATTGGTGTGAGAGAAACGGATTTACATACCACGTTGGAGAACAAATCCCTAGCGACTGGGTAATTTGATATGCGATACACAGATAGCCAGATACTAGCAGCGGTGGAAGAGATGGGCAGCCAAGCGGCTGCTGCTATCCACCTTGGAATCAACCGCAGAACTTTGGAGAGACGGCTTGCGAGAATCAGAAATGAGGAGGCTGACGAAGACTTGCAGTCCACAGGCTTTGAGATTCCTACAGGACATGTGGTCAGAGGCAAGTCAACTCTACTCGACGCCGAGACTGGAGAGCCTAAACTGGAGTGGGTCAAGACAGCACTTGACAAGCAGCAACAGATTGATGCAGCCAAGGAAGCTGTTGATGCCTTGGCACAGGAAGTTAAACCAGCAGAACCGAAGCTAAAGAACGATGTAGGCGACAATCTGATGACTGTTATCCCCATCACAGACATGCACATCGGCATGTATGCGTGGGGAGAAGAGGTTGGCGAGGACTACGACACTGTGAAGGCCATAACTGCGCTTACAGCGTCGATTGGCTATCTTGTCGATATGGCACCGCCATCCAAGCGTTGCGTCATCATGCAGCTTGGAGATTTCTTCCACGCTGAGAATATGGAGGGTGTGACCAATCGCAGCAAAAATGTTTTGGACGTAGACACCCGCATGCCTCGGGTGATTCACCTTGGCATGACTGCGCTGCGTCACTGCATCGACAAGGCACTTGAGCGCCATGACACGGTGGAACTTGTTAGTATCGCTGGCAACCACGATGAGATTCTTGGCCACGCATTGCGATCCGCGTTCAAGATGCTATACAGTAACGAGCCTCGTGTGGAGGTGCTTGATAGCCCAAGCAGCCGTCAATATATTAAGTTTGGAAAAGTCTTGATCGGGGCTACACACGGTCATCAGACCAAGGATCGAGACCTGCCTGGCATCATGGCGACAGAGAGGCCAAAAGAGTGGGGTTGCACAAAGCACCGCTATTTTTTCCGTGGCCATCACCACCACGATAACCGTGTAGAGTACAACGGAT